CGACGGTTAAGTCAACCGCCGAAAAACGAACAATGAACGACGAACAATGGAAGGAGAAAAAGGAGTGATAGATATCTTATCCGAGATGGCGCAAGATTCAAGCGCCAATTCCGACCAGCTCGACAAACTTGACGACACCAAATTAGACAAGGTTGCTCGCCTCGCGAACGAGGCCAACGACTTGCAGGAAGTGGTTGCTCGTAAAGAAGAAGAGCTGAAACACGCCAAAAAGGCTCATCGTAAAGTCACTGATGAGTTTCTTCCGGAAGCTCTAGAAGATTTAAATCTTGAAAAAGTGGTGATGAAGGATGGTAGTGAAATTTCTGTCAAACCCATCTATGCCGCCAGCATTCCCAAGAACCGGTTAGAGGAAGCTTATGATTGGCTTCGTCAGCACGGCCACGGTGACATTATAAAAAATAACGTCACTGTTACGTTCGGCAAAGGTGAGGATCAGGATGCACAAGCCTTCATGGTGCTGTGTGGAGATCAAGGTTTCACTCCACAACAGGCCGAGAAGATCGAACCCATGACGCTGAAAGGATGGCTTCGAGAAGAGGTTGAAGCGGGTCACCCTATCCCCATGGATTTATTAGGGGCTTTCATTTCACAAAGAGCAGCTATTAAGAGAGGGAAATAGAATGTCTACTCACACACAACTGGTGAAGAACAAACGCCCACGCAAAGGGAACGGCAAAGCAAAACTCCCTGCAATTATAAATGCCGATATATTTTCGGAAGACGCTGGAGTAGGTGTTGTCGATCTAAAAACTGAGGACCTTGCAATTCCTTTCCAAAAGGTGTTGCAGAAGATGTCCCCGGAACTTGACGACCTGGATGTTCGCGCTGGAGATATCTTCAACAGCGTGACTAAGGAATCCGTTCCAGGGAAAACTGGAATACGAGTAGTTAACTGCGCGTATCAATTGCAGTACATTGAGTGGGAACCACGTGGCACTGGCTCCGGAGCACCTCACAATATTTATGCGGCTGGTGAAGAGATGCCGGAAACTGAGCGCGGAGAAGACAATAAAGACTACATCGTGGATGGGAATGGACGCTATATTGAACGGACGGCCCAACATTATGTTCTAGTCATTGATGAAGATGGCATCACCCAACAAGCTTTGATTTCCATGAAGGCCACTCAGTTCAAAAAGTCCAAGCAGTGGAACAGCGCCTTGAAATCATTGAAAATGAAGGATGGAAAAGGACACCTGTTTACTCCTGCCCGGTTCGCTCACATCTGGTTGCTGAAAAGTACTCCAGAGGAAAATAAGAATGGTTCGTGGCATGGATGGGAAATAAGCAAGGATTCTCTGATAGAGGATATCGCCTTATATCAGGAGGCAAAATTGTTCGCGGAGTCTATTCGTGCTGGTCAGGTAAAAGTCCAGCATAGCCGCGAGGAAGACGCCACCGATTCAGATAACGTTCCTTTCTAGCTACCGGGGGCTTCGCCCTCCATGGACAAGGAACTTATAAAGCGGTTTGCGTTGCTTTTCCGTGGATTGGAGACTGCCTATGGCACCTTCAATCTTACCGGCAAACAAGCCAACGGGAAGGCCAAAGGAAAAGCCAGTGTGGTCCGCGCCAAGCGCACACTGGCTACCTTTGAAAAGCATTTTTGGGGCGCAATTGATATTGATCAGTATCCCCTTAACCACTCTGCCATTGTTAAAACTGTTCACCGTCAAAAACTTCCCCTCGTAGTTTGTCGCAGTAAGTCCGGTGGTGGACATGTTTTTATATTTCTCAAGGAAGCCGTCGCCGCCGAGACACTTCAAAATAAACTGAATGAAGTAGCCAGCGAAATAGGCTTCGCTAATACCGAGATTTTCCCCAAGCAAATCCGGCTGGTATTGGAACGGGGTGATACTGGGAACTTTTTAAACCTCCCTTATTTTAGTCACGAGAATGGATTGCGTTACGCTTTCAAAGAGGATGGTAGTGCAGCCACTCTAGAAGAGTTTGTTGACATGGCGGAAGCAGCCGCCATCACCCCGGAGGAACTGGGGAGCCTTCTTGAAAAAGAAATCATAGAAGTAGATGAGCGCATCAAAAACGGTCCCCCGTGCCTCCAAATATTATTGCGGCAGGGTTTCCCAGAGGGCACACGGAACAACGGGCTTTTTAACTTGGGCGTCTATCTCAGAAAGGCTTTTCCCAATGACTGGGAAACAAAAATCCTCGAATATAACCAAGCTGTACTCCAACCGCCGCTTGACCTTAAAGAGGTTAATATTGTTGCCGAGCAAATCCGAAAAAAAGATTACCAATACAAATGCTCCGACCAGCCTATCAGTAGTTTTTGTAATCGCGACCTGTGTCGTTCTCGGCGCTTCGGTGTTGGTGGTGACGCCAATACTCCGAGAATCGCTAATCTCAGAAAATATGATTCGGAACCTCCATTATGGTTCCTCGATGTCAACGGAAGCCCGGTAGAGCTGGACACTGAAGCTCTCCAGCGGCAACCAAAGTTCCAGATCCTGTGCATGGAACAAATCAATACAATGCCACGCACCATCACACGACAGGCTTGGGAAGCCCAGATGAATACCTTACTGTCAACTATGATAGAGACAGAGGGCGCAATCATCCACACCTCTGAAGACACCTCTATTAGAGGCCAGTTCTACGAGCTACTGGAAGAGTTCACGACCCACATGCAAGCCGCGCTGGATAGAGAAGAGATCCTTCTCCGGCGACCCTGGACCAACGAAGCCAACAGTCGTACCTACTTCCGGTTAAAAGATTTAGAAGCATTTTTAAAACGGCAACGGTTTACCGACTACCGGTCCAACAAGATTGCCCAGCGACTACGAGACATCGATGGTTTGTCAGAGCAACTCAGCATCAATGGTAGACCCATCAGGTGCTGGTCTATCCCCGCCTTTGAACCTATTGAAGATGAATTTAAGTCTAAATTCGATAGCGACGAGGATATCCCCTTCTGATGTCAAAAAACAAAAAATGTAATTTCTGCGACAACAAGTCCGTTATTGAGTTAAATAAAAATCTCCTCTGTGCAAAGCACTATTTCGCGCAGCTTTCTTCTGTCGAAGTGCCCTTTGGGCCAAAGTCGCGTTCACAAAACCACTGGTCAGTTCTCCTTCGTGACCTACGATCTGAGGCGGGATTAACCCAGCGCGAGCTGGCTCGCAGAACCAGAATGAGCCAGCGCACAATTGCGGATTACGAAAACATCCACGATCCCCGCCAGCTCTCTGTATATAAAGTGGAACGTCTGCTCGCAGAACTGGGATATGAACTGGACGCTGTACTGGTGAAAAAAGATGTTTAGATACTTTGGGCCACCCGGTACAGGGAAAACCACTACGCTCCTCAATCATGTCGAAGAGTTGCTGTCAGATGGTACGCCGCCAAACCAGATAGGTTACTTTGCCTTTACGCGAAAAGCAGCACATGAAGCAAGGGACCGCGCCGTCGCACGTTTCGGATTAGACCCTGACAAAGATTTTATTTTCTTTCGCACTCTTCACTCACTCGCCTTTCAATTGCTAGGTATCAGTGGAGCTGAAGTGGTGAAGGAAACGCACTTAAAAGAGTTCAGCGATATTGTTGGCGTGAACCTTACAAAAAATATAACCGCTGTTGAGGACGAAGGCTTTGTCACTTTCCGAAGCAACCATCCCATTATGACAGCGATTGACTTAGCCCGGACCACGGAACACGACCCTATGTGGGCTTACAATCAAATGGCTCTTGACGTTACGTCCTATCATTTTAAACATATTTACTTGGAGTACGAAAAGTTTAAAAAGCAAAACGGTCTGCGAGATTTCACCGACATGCTCGTCGGCCTCTCCGAAAACGAAACCTTGATCCCAAAACTGAAAGTTGTGTTTCTGGATGAGGCGCAGGATCTAACCCCCTTGCAGTGGAAAGTCTGTCACCTCATTAATGACAAGGCAGAAAAATTCTATGTCGCTGGCGATGACGACCAAGGTATCTTTGGCTGGTCCGGCGCTGAGGTAACTAGATTCATAAAACTGGCGGGTGCGAGCGAAGTTTTGACACAGTCGCATCGTGTTCCACGTTCCGTTTGGAAAATTGCTGACAAGGTTTCCAGTCGCATACGACATCGACAGAAAAAAGAATGGTCACCCCGTAATGCAGATGGAAGCACACGTTTCGTTCACGACCACTACGGAATCGACTTTACAGATCAATGGCTTATACTCGCCCAAGCAAATTATATGTTAAACGAAATTGGTGCCTACCTAAAAACCAGTGGTTATTTCTTTGAACGCTTCAACAGTCCCTCCCTCTCCAAGAAAGTCCGTAACGCCATTTCTTCATGGACACATCTCACCACCGGCCAAAACCGTGAAATTAGTTTGAGCGAGGCACAAAATCTTTACGCTCACATTTCGAGTGAGGATGGAAGATTACAGCGCGGTGCCAAGACCCTTCTGAAATCTGCAAACGAATCTGCAAACGAACAGGATGTCTTTACCCTTGGCTTGTTGCATGAGCACTTTGGCTTGGAGGCAAACGGAACATGGGATCAAGTACTGGACCGCATTAAGTCGGAAGACCGAGCCTATGCATCGACACTTATCAAAAGGGGAGTGAATTTAAACGCCAAACCAAAAATAAAGTTGTCCACTATTCATGGTGCTAAAGGTGGCGAAGCCGACAACGTTTACTTGATGTTAGATCTAAGCGGCAAAGCTCTTGAGGAAATGACAAAAAATCCGGATGACGCCTATCGTGTTCTATACGTAGGTATCACTCGTGCAAAAGAAAATTTGGTCCTGAAGATGCCGGAAAACTGGCAGAGAGGATGGATGCTATGACAGACCCTATTTCCCCTCCTCACTACCAGCGGAGCCGACTAGAAACCATCGACACTATCCTTGACGTGGTAAAAGATTTACCGGGCGACGAAGCCGCTTTGGTTTCAAATACACTGAAATACTTGGTTCGCTATCGGTTCAAGGAACATACTGATCCATTGGAAGATATCCAAAAGGCTCAGTGGTATATTTCAAAACTCGTACTCTTGCTGGAGCAAAAAGCTCCCACAGCCGACAAACCGAGATACGTCAAAAAAGAATACCCCATGTATCCGGTTGATAATTGATGAAGCAAAATCTCAAACGGCCAAAATTCGGCGTAAAGACCGA